CTTCGATTGCACGTCACTGTGTGAAAATATGGCAGGGAAACCCAGTAAATCATTGACACAAAATCAGGTCTGATTTTGTGTTACAATTCCTTAATGAAACGATTGCTGCCATTTCTGTGCAAATGCATAATTCCCGGAGTGATTTTATCGGGATGTGCACCGTCTGGTGGTTGTGGTCTACAGGGTGAACCACCTTGTCAGAGTAAAGACTATTATCTTCCGGGAAAAGGTGTTTGGGCAGATCGCAGTGAGTCACCTGGTGAAAAATTTCTTCGTGAGTTGTTTTTCCCGAAATCAAAGAGACTTACAACCTCTACCACCAACCTTGATAAAATTGATCAAAAGTATGCGACTAAGACGTTAAGAGAGACATTAAAAAATAATCGGGATGGTCAACTTTCTACGTGGAAAAGTCCAAATAAAGAAACAGTTTATGGTTCTTCTGCTCCAGTTGCAACAAATGGAAATTGCAGAGAATTTGTTTCTTATGTACAGGACGGGAATGAACCTCTTCAAATTAGAGGCACTGCTTGTATGGAAAATAATGAATGGGTATTGAAGAGATTATATCAATGAGACATAAACAATCCCCCGAAGCTGCAATTGTAGTCCGTAATAATAATATTGATGGAGCGTTAAGAGTTCTTAAAAAGAGACTTCAATATGACGGTGTATCTAATGAATTGAGAAAAAGAGATCATTTTATTTCCAAAGGTGAAAAACGCAGGCAAGCAAAAAAATCTGGTAGGCGTAGAGAACAAAGAGAAATACAAAAACGTCTTGATGAATTTGGTTTTTAAGGGATAAATAGTGATATGGCAAAACGTAAGATCAAAGTAGAGACTGATAATAGTTCGTGGCAAGCACCCAAGAAACGAAAGAAGCGCAAACCCATGACTGAAGATCAACGGATTGCTGCCTCCAAACGTCTAGAAAAAGCAAGAGCAATAAGGGCAAAGAAAAATCCTAATTATGGTCAGAGTGGAATACATTCCACTTTACGGAATTTATCAGAAGACCATCCCGCACATCCTAATAAAGTTAAAAAGTGGATTAAAACACAGAAAGAACTTGCATCAACAGAACGAGCAGCTGTTCGTCAAAAAGTAAAAGGTTCTATTGCAAAATTAGCAAATCATGAAGCTTATATTCGTTCTATGAATAAATATTTGAGGGATGGAGATTGGACGGACATGTTTTATGGAGAATATCAAGAAAAGAAAGTTACGTATCGTTGTACTGCAATGGCATATGATAAAGATGGTAATCCTAAACGTGATGTAAATACATATTATCCTGATGTTGGTATGGTTTATACACAGGAAATGATTAATCAGGATTTAGAAGAAAGGAAGTCATTAGATGAACGAATCAGAAAATGAAAAACCCGCATCAAATAATATCCTTCAAGGGCCCTGGAAAAAAATCAAAAAAGTAAAAATACCAGAGAATCGTATATCTGATATACAAGAAGAAATGGCTTTTATAGAAGAGTTATCAGAAAGCGCCATGGTACAAATGGTATATACGTTGGGTGATAATGGAGTAAATATTGGTTCCGAGAATTTTTTTCAAAATGTTGCATTTATAGTTGAATCTCTTAAATGTACTTTATATGAAGAAAAAGGATGGTTTCATCCATTAACACCAATCATAAAAAACATAACAGAGGTAAGTGTGGAAGATTCCGACAGCGATGAAGAAACAATTACGCTTAGATTGAATATTGATAAACTTAATGCATTAGTAAAGAAACTGAATTTAGCTAATGATGAAACCGATGATGACCCAAAAATTGAATAGAATGTAAAATGATTTTAGTTGATATGAACCAAATATCGGTGGCAAGTGTAATGATGCATTTACATATGAGTAAAAGCACTATTCCAGACAATAGCATGGTCCGGCATATGATTCTTAATTCTTTACGTATGTATCGTACACGATTTTCCTCTGAATTTGGTGAATTGGTTTTGTGTTATGATTCTAAACATTATTGGAGGCGTGATTATTTTCCTCAATATAAAGCAAATCGTAAAAAGGATAGAAAAAAATCTGATAAAGATTGGGACGCCATTTTTGAATGTCTAAATACCATTAAGGAAGAAATCAGAACCAACATGCCCTATAAATTCTTAGAGGTGTATGGTGCTGAGGCTGACGATATAATTGCTACTATTTGTTCTGAATATGATGAGGAAATTATGATTCTATCTGGTGACAAGGATTTTATCCAATTACAAAAATTCCCAAATGTCAAACAATATAGTCCAATTACCAAAAAAATGGTGAATGGTATAAATCCTGTTGGGTATTTGCAAGAGCATATTCTAAAAGGAGATACGAGTGACGGTATTCCTAATGTTCTATCCCCCGATCACACCTTTACAGATGGGCTGAGACAAACCCCCCTAACTAAGAAAAAGATTGTATCCATAATGGAAACACTTCCGTTTAGTTCATTGCCGGATAAGATCAAAAGAAATCATCAACGAAATAAAAAACTGATTGATCTTACATTCACACCACCAGAATTATCAGCTGAAATTTTAAAAACATACCGTTCTTCTCCATTTGGAGATCGTAGTAAACTACTAAATTATTTTATACAAAAGAGGTTAAAAAACCTCACCGAGTCGATAGGAGAATTTTAATGCCCGACAACTATACACCACTATTTTCAGAGATTTTAGGTAAATTATCTAAACTGAAAACCAAGAATCAAAAGATTGCTCATTTACGAAAATATAATTCTGATGCTCTTAGACAAGTAATCAAATCTTCATTTGATCCTAAAGTCAAATGGGCTTTACCTTATGGTGATGTACCATATATTCATAATGAAGCCCCAATGGGTACAGAACATAATAATCTGTCTTTTGAATCAAGAAAGCTTTATCATTTCATTGAGGGGGGTAATAGCAAACTAACACAAAACAAACGAGAAACTATGTTTGTTCAGCTGTTAGAAGGTTTACATCCTGATGAAGCTGATATTCTTGTTGCCGCGAAGGATAAGGTTCTACATCAAAAATATAAAGGCCTTTCTGATAATGTGGTAAAGGAAGCATTCAACTGGAATGATGAATATATGTTACCAGAAAAAGAAGAAGTTGTTTATCCCCAAGCTCCCGGTTCTGCAGCAGGATCGCCCTATAAGTAAATGAAAATCATAATTGCTGGTAGTCGAAACATGGTTCCGATTAAAGAAGATTGGGCCCTCTTGGATCGTTTACTGCTTGAAATGGCCATTACTGAAGTAGTTTCTGGTTGTGCTAAAGGCGCTGATACGTTTGGAGAGGAATGGGCCGACGATCAAAAACTTCCTATTAAGAAATTTCCAGCAGAATGGGACAAATATGGTAGGGCCGCTGGACCTATTCGCAATAAACAAATGGCTAAATATGCTGACGGTTTAGTTGCTTTTAGGTTCAAAAATTCTAAGGGTACAACCAATATGATCAAACAAGCCCGAGAATGTGGACTAAAAGTTGTAATTATTGACAAACCATGAACAAAATTCGACATACGCGAAAGCTTTTCGACATAGTGTTGCAAAAATACCACAAAAAAGGTGAAAATAATGGTTGACAAAGCCTGTTAAATGTGGTACTATTAGGTATACTGAGATTAAGAAGTTTTTTTATGTCCTACCTAATTGAAATGATTGAACCCTTCACCGTTGGTGGATATTTTCTTACTTTTGAAATGAACACTGGAGTTGGACTTGGTGGCCCTGCTGCAGATAATAAGAAAAAGTTTTACAGCTACAATGCTGCAAAACTTGGTGTTAAAATCGCAGAAAAAGTTTACCCCTCCAAGAAATTTGCAATAAAGGAAAAATCATTGTGACCGTTTTTGTTAGAAAATCTGCTGAACACCTTGATAAGGGTGTTGTGAATATGACCAAAGCGATGATTGAGGATTATAAACTTTTCATGCCGCCTGATAGTGAAGTCAGGAAGAAAATGAATAAGAAGTTTTCGGACGGTTTCGTTGAGAAGACTGGCTCCAAATATATCAAAGTCATTTCTAATGATTCTGTTACTGCTTTTATCGTCAAGACTGATAAGGACAAGAAGTTCAAAAAAGGTGACATTTTGAAACCAGCTGGTTTCAATGCTCCTGCTAGGAACAAGGCTCGGGGAAACATTCTGGATGGAAACTACCCCATTAATTGGACCGGGCCCCTA